GATGAAGATTTTCAAGTATTTATCATGGATGAAGCAGTTAAACCTGCAAAAGAAAATAGAAGTTATTCGTATGATGACACTGGTAATGCAGAGCGTCTTAGAGACAAATTTGGAGAGAACATCCGTTACAACTACACTTCTCGTTTATGGATGTATTACGACGGTAGACGCTGGAAGAATGACGATACAGGACGTATGAAAATATTAACCGACAAAGTAGCAGAAAGTATTAAAAAAGAAAAACTATTCAAAAGCGAAGGTATTGATCCAGATGATATGGAAAAGTATCGATATAGACATTGGAAAGATACACGTAATCACAATAAAAAAGTGAATATGCTAAAAGAATG